CAACACGGCGACAACATCGCTAGCGTCTTGCCAAACGTTCAGCGCTACGTCGCGCGCTTTCGTCCAGTTTTTAGGCTCGACAAGCGCCGCCATCTGTTCGGCTTTCGCGTCGCCGAACGTAGCTTGTCCCAGCGCTCGCTCTGCTCGCAACACCTCTGTACCTGCAGCGGTTAGCTCGCGTTCCGCCGCTTCCATCGCGTCGGCTTGTTCGTGCAGCGTCGTCACACGCTGACGATACGCTTTGCGCATCAATTCAGCCTGTTCTGGCTGCTGCGCGTAACGCGCGCTGATGTAGCGTTCCGCTGCGGAATCGACGGCATTCGGCGCCTGCGCCGCTTGCGTCGCGATGCGGTCAGCTAGCTCTTGCCCCTCGCTGATGGTCGACGTGGCGAAGTCTGGCTGCACCGTGGGCGCCGTGTCGGCGATGGAGCGGATGGCGCTCGCCTCGCCCTTGATTCGGCCTAGAAGCTTGCTCGCCCCATACTCCGCAGCGCCGATACCCGCACCAAGCACGCCGCCGAGTGCGCCCGCCATGAGAGCCGTGTGGCCGATGCCGGCTAGCAGGTGTTCCGCTGTCTTCGAGTAATCTCCGGTCAGCGCCTCTTCGCTGAGTACCTGCCCCGCGCCGTAGATAGAGCCCTCGACAGCGCCTTGCACCGCAAGTGGCACCGCGCGAGCTAGCGCACGCCCGCCTAGCGTCGCCGCGCCTTCGCCGATGAGCTTCGCTGCACCCGACTCTGCGGCGCGTCCTAGCAGGGCTACACCGCGAGGCAGCGCGCCAGCGGTGCGTAGTGCCGTCGCACCCGCAGAAGCGCCGCCTGACGCCAATAGCGGTGCCGCCATGCCCACTAGCTCGCCAGCGCCGCTCGCGATGGGGTTCGCTTCTTTGTAGCCAGCTAGCCCGGCGCGCGTCGATTCAGCGAGCGAATCTCCGCCTAGTAGCCGCGCCCCTTCGACGGCAGCTGGGTTACTTAGCCCTAGCGAAAGACCGCTGATGCCGCCTAGCGCTGCAGCGGCTACCGTGCCGCCAACGCCGCCGTATTCGGCTTGGAGTTCCTCGGCGCGCGCATCCTCGTCGGCAACATGAACATAGCCCTGACGCACCGCTGCCTGGAGCTGTTCGGCAGGAACAGTCCCCAGTTCGCCACTCTCGGAGCGAACATAAGCGGTCGGTGCGACAGGGGTCGGCATTAGCGCTTCCCTACCGGAGTAAACTGCACGGCGTTCGGTCCGCTCTTTTGCGCCCCCGCGTCGCCTTGTGCGCGGGCGTATCGCGCTAGGCTTTGCTCAGAGCGTTGCGCGAATTTTTCTAGGTTTGCAGAGGAACCGAAGAGCGAGGATGGATTGCCTAACAGGTCCATCATCAGTGAAAGGTCTGGGCCAGCGATTACGCCAAGCTTTTTTGCGTCTTTCAATTCCATTATTAGGTCGCTTTGGACGCTTGCTAGCTCGGCTGCCGAATCTGTTTTCAGACCGCCAACGCTCACGAAACTTGACGGCTTATCGCGCAATGCTTTCGCGCGTTCTACGAGCGAACGTATTGACGACACTGCACGGATTCCCTCGCGGGCGTCTTGCGCTTCCTTCTCTGTTTTCGCTTGATACGTTGTGCCGTCTGGGAGTGTGACTTCCATTTTGCTAGCGGTAGCGCCAGCATCGGCGCGCGCCTTGCCAGCTTCGGCCAGCGTCTTATCGACGTTCGCCGCTTTTTGCGCCAAGTCTAGCCGCTGTTTTTCCGCAGCTAGTGGCGCGTTCGCTGCAGCTGCGGAGCGAGCTACCGCAGTGGCTAGAGCGTTGTTCGCATACTGCTCTTGCGCTGCCGCGTGCTTCGATTGTAAGTCTGCTCGAATCGCGCCTATCTTTGCAACGGCGTCCGTAGACTCTAAGCCTGAGGACATCTTGTCGAGCTGCGCATCAACAGCGCCTAACGCCGTGATGTAATGCCCTAACCTCTGCTGCTTTTCGTCGCCAAAATTCTCGATAGTTCGCTGGCGCTTCTCTTTGATGAAGCCGATATTTTCGCGCTTGCGCCCGCGTTCAGCTTGGAACTCTGCGTAGTCGCGGTCGATTATCTGGTCGATAACGCGCATTGCCGGGTTTTCGCCTGGAGTGCCGCCACCGAGTGCTTTTAGCGACTCGCCTAGCCCACCGAATGCCATCGCTAGCGCCGCTGTTACTTGCGTGCCGGTCGACTGCTTAGCCCAGAAATCGTACTTCCCAGAGTTCACATAGTCGTCGGTTGCTTTCGCAATCGCGTCTTCCGACTGCTGCAGCGACTCTTTCTTTACCTTCTCCGCTGCTGTCTCTTCAGCGTCGAAAGCTTGCATGATTTTGACTTTTGCGTCAGCGGCATCGCCACGCGCTTTACCGCGCCCCGCAGCTGCATCCTGCTGCGTCGTGAGTGCGCCTTGCGCGATGTCGTACGCGTCTTCGCCTTCCGCGCGCGCCGCAGACTGCGCTTGTTTCGCTGCACGAATGTCGGCGCCGTACGCGTTGACATTCGCTGGCGTAGGCTTCGCCGCTGGCGCCGGCGTACCCTCGAAGCCAAAGCTAGAAGGCACCGATGGCGGCGCTTGCACCGGCGCGGGTGGCGTAGGCTGCGGAAGCGGCCGAACAGGCGCATACGCTGGAGCCGGCGCGCCGCTACCGGGAACGCTATTGAGTGCGCCAGGCGGCAGCGATTGCGACATCAACGCCGCCGGTGTAACCGCGGGCGCACCGGTGAACGGGTTCACCGCAGACGGTGCCGAGCCAAGCAATTGAAACTGCGGCTCGTCCGGACCGATGACTTGCGTGGGTAGGATGACAGGCATTACTTTCCTCCCCCAACGCCCTTACCCAGAATCCCGCCACCCGCACCAATGAGCGAGCCGCCTAGTTGCCACCATCTGTCAGCGTCGCGCTGGTCGTTGGCAATATTCGCGGCACTAACGGCGCGTTGCGCATCGGCCGCAGCAGCGCGCCCTTGCATCGCCGCTTGCTGCGTATTCTGTTCCGCACCGAGGTAGCCCATCTGCATCTGGTCGTTTCGACCGCGCTGCGCGTCGGATAGCCCGGCTTGGCCGAGTGCACCCTGCTGCGCTAGTCCGTATTGCGACAAGTCGCCCTGTCGCACACCGCTGTAGATACCAGCAAGCGCGTTTTGCGCATTCAGCTGCTCGTTCGCCCGCAAGATGGCCGCTTGCCCGGCGAAGTCCCCCGCACTCGCCGCTTGCGCGCTCATCGCGTTACGCTGCGCACCGGCAATACCAGCAGATCCGCGTGCGCTAGCAGCCATACCCTGAATCGCCGCGTCATTGCGGTTTTGAGCGACTTGGAGCTGCGCTTCCGCAGGTGAAACGCCGTAGCCCATGGCCGTGCGCTCCACCATGCTCGCGGCACCGAGCATGCGATTGCGAGCGTCTTCAGACGCCGCGCGGTCTGCAGTCTGCAGACCAGTGTCAACGACGACACCGGTACGCCCTTGCGCCGCGTCGCCCCGCTGGCGATACCTATCCACGTCGTAGTCAGCCCGTTTCGCGGTACCGCCCCAGACATAGTCGTTGGGATTCACGTTGGGCAGCTGGTCAACCTTAGCTGACTTATTAGCTGCAGCGGCGCTCGCACCGATGCCTGCAGCTACGAGAGCGCCGCCTGCGATGAGTAGGGGAAGTATCATCGTTTCCTCGCTGCAGCCGTCTGACGAATACGGCCCGTTGCGCCGATTTCCAGCGCTATTCCTTTTAGCACCAGACCAAGTCCGCCGCTGTCACCATTCGCAACACTAAAGACGATTCTAATCGACTGCGCGCGCTGCCTCCCGGCGGGGAGTCTCGCTCTGTATTGCGCCACCTTTGGAAACCGCGCATCGGTGGTGCCTGAAGTCCCCAGGTCCATTGCGCTGTACGAGATACTATTAGCCGTCTCATAGTCGGTGTAGACGGTCATCGACAGCTGCGCGTTCGCGTTCATCGCTTCGGATAGCGCCTGCACCATCCATATCCGCTGATAGTGTTGGATACCCGAGAGGCGCAGCCACGCCGTCCCGGCAGTGAGCGTCACGCTATTTCCGTAGTCGGAATAAAGTGTGCGCGACTCAACGCCTACAGCGTCGCCGTTACCTGATTCGCCGACGTAGGCTAGGTGCACCGCACCGTCGTAGACTACGGCTCCAGCCGTGCCTCCTTCGGAATTTCCTACGCTGGGAGTGTCTTGATGAACGTCGACGCTCCACTGTCCCATAATGTAGTTGTGAATAAGCGCTTTCGCGTAAGCGGTATCAGACTCTTGATAGAAGCGAACCTCTCCATCTGTCGGGTGCACGAGTGACGAGATGATGCGGCGCGGAGTCGTGACCGAATCGAAGCGCGTTAGCTCGGAGTCGCGGATAGCGTCGCCGATGCGCATGACCTCAAGTCCGCGCGTAAGGAGCATAATCCCCTGCTCTGACTGAAAAGTCAGACCAGCAGGGATGCGAGCAACAGCGCCAGCGCCGACAGCACCGACGTCGGCCGCGACGAGCTGCGGCAGCGACAGCGACGCGAAGTTACCTGATTCGTTTGGGAAGTCGCCGAACACGACGTAGATGGCGTTCGCCTTGAAGATGACCAGCTTGTCATCGAGCGACGCGATAGCTGTTATTTCGCCGCCTTCGTCGCATCGAATGGTGAACTCATCGTTGAAGCGCGGCGCCTCAGTCTGGTCGAGGTATTCCGTCGAGTAGTAGATGACTCCAGGGTCATCGCAACCCGCGAAAAACACGCGGTTTTTGTGCGTACACACGAGACGCGCGGACGGAGGGCATACGCTTCCTAGCTGTCCACCGTTGGTATAAAGCAGCTCGTACGCCGCTACGGTAGCGTCGCTAGCGTTGTCGACAAATGTTACGGCTCCGTCGTCCGGTGTAATGGCTGACGTGGGTCCTAGGCGATAATAGACGGAGCCACCTGCGAGCGTGCGCCAAACCACGCAGTTTATCGCGGGACGAAAACCGTTTTCCTGGTCTTGCCGTGTCGTGATATTGAGAGCCGGCGCCGTAATTGTGATGCTGTCCGCCGTCGCCGTAATGGTATTATCCGTCGCTGCAGTTCGCACGTTGACGGGCGCGCTGACATGCTTCGCGCCCGTCGAATCAACCCACTCGTAAGTGAGTTTCCAGCTGTAAACGCCGGTGAGCGCACCGCCGCTGGTTATCGCGGCGCTCCCCTCGGGGTACTGAATGAACGAGACTTCGCCAACCTGCGTTCCGTCGTAGTACGAGGGCACGCCGCCTGAGATATACGTGAGCGAACCAAGCTGCGCCGCCTGTCGCTCGGCACGCGAAAACTTCGTCAAGCTCGCGAGCTGAATCGAAAAGTCATTCGCGCCTGGCACGGTAACCTTCTCGGCTGAAGTTCGCACGCCGATGGGAATCGCAACGCTGCCATCGGATAGCGTCACGACGTGCGGCGCTGGATACAGCGCATCGGTCAGCAGGTGGTCAAAAGCAGCTAAGCGCGGCGCAATCGTCGCCAGCGGTCGCGACGTCGACGTTGTGTACGCCGACGAATAATCATTATGGTTCGCGATTTCCGCGTAGACATACGTAGGCTGCGTAAAATTCGTGTAGTACAAGTCGACGGACGACGCTGTCGACCACAACACACGAACGGCGTTCCACGTTGTCCCATCGAGCGAGTGCTTGACGAGCTTCGACGCCGGGTACACGCCTTGGTGCGTGCGCAGGAAGCTACTCAGCGTCGCGTTCGCCTCAACCATGCGCGAGTACGACTTGATTTTACTCTCCGCACCGTACAGCACGAACGCACGCGTGCCGTCGCCGGTGACGCTCACCGACGAGCCATAGTCCACCAGCGACGCGCCTACGGTGTAGAGCTGGACATTGCCAACGAGTGCGGCGCCCGCGCTATCGTAGACCGCGCAGCTACCGTACGATGCGACGCCGTCGCTATGGCTGTAGCCGATATAGAGAACCGTATCCGAGTGATAATAGAGCCCAAATGCACCGATATCGTGCCCGCCCATCGCATCGGAGAACGAGGTGACGAGCGTAAGCGAGCCGCCGTGCGCGTAGCTGTACACAAGCACGACGCGATTACCGCTAGACGCGCTTTGATGCGCTGAAGCGATGTACGATACGCCAGACGATTGCTCTAGTGTGGCGACGCCGAAAGGGTATCCGCTTGACCCGCCGATGGCAACTGACGCCACGCCTAAGCCGCCGCCCCACGTTGACGAGCTGCCGAAGGTGAACGCTCCACCGGTGACGTTCATCTTGCGGTATTTCAGCACCGCCGGCGCGCCCGGTAGTACCGTAAACAGCCACACAACACCATCGCCAGTTGTGACGAGCTGGGGCGACGACTCCGCCGCCGCTATCAACGTGTCTTGCGTGAGCACAACGCCCGTAACGGCGTCAAACACCTGATACCGCAACTGAACGCTATTCGAGAACACGACAACGACAACGTTCCCGACCGCAGCGCTATCCATCGTTGTGACCGACGCGTTCGAGATGGACACCGGCAAAACAGGCTGCCTTGACGCCGTGACGTCAGACACCTTGTCTGCGAGCAGAAAGCCGTCCGTACCTTGCGACGTGTACGTGTACACGCCCGTAGAATCTTCGGTCGTCTTGCGCCCGAACGCGAGCAGCTGGCGCCTGTCGTGGACCGCGAGCCCGTCAATCGACGCGCTAAGCGTGCCGCCGCTCAGAGCCGTGTAGCCGTAGCGCTTCTGAATCGCACCGGCCTTGAGCAATCGCCCGTTGGTGAGCGACAAAAGCTTTGGCCCCTGCACCATCCAAGAGTCGGTCGACTCGTCGACGCCGGCCGAAAACGCAAATTCGAGTAGCTGCCGCTCTAGCACCATCAAAATACCCAGACTTTCGCTGTAGTTGCGGCGCTAGAGATGAGCGTGATGGTGTTCGCATCGCTCTCAACGCGAGAGATGACACCGGCGCTGCTCACGGAGTCCACGACGATGAAGCCAGTGGGCGCGCGGCCTAGGCCATGCGGTATCGAGCGCTGCGTGGACGTCGCAAACGCGATGCCTGCACCCTTTACGGAGCCCGCAGCAGGGTCGGTATCGAGTAGCACGCCAGTCGAAAATGGGTTCGTGTTGAGCGAGCCGGCAACACGCGACGTAGCTCGTTGCGAGTCGTCGACAATGCGGTCGCCCGTAAACGTCGACGTCGAGGGGATACGCCTTGTCATGGCCTGGGCAACCGGCCCCATGGCCGCAGTGTCGAGCCTAGGCGCCCCGTAACGACGTCGCGCACGCGCTCCGTGCTCTCGGCGCTACGGTGCGGCGCAAGCGCGTTGATACGCGCCTCCAGCCTCGCCAGCATGGCGCCCGCAAACGAGCCGTCGCGGTCCTCTTTCGCCATGCAATACGCAACGGCGCGCCAAACGGCGTACTCTTCCCACCCGTTGATGCCGTCGAAGGTGTCGCTGCCCGACGATAGCCGCGTCGCATACGGCACGTACCAGAGCGTGCACGGATAGACCGCGTCGGTGAGCGGCAGTAGCGAGATATTGCCCGCACGCAGCCGATAGTGCGTCGGCTGCGCTTGGTACGTCGCATTGGGCTGGATAGCCTCGCGCTCGTGCAGTGAGTACGGCACAAGCGCGACAGTCTGCCCGTTCGCTTCGATGGTGACTCGCAGAGTCTCCATGTGCGGCTCGGGCAGCGAGTACGTCTCGGTCCCAGCGACTAGCGTAAGCGAGCCGCTGGACGCATAGAACTCATGACCGCGGTGCTTTACGAGCATCTCATAAAGCTCAGCAATCCCCTGATTGATGTACTCCGTCAGCTCCGCATCGGAAAACGTATTCGAGTTTTCCGCGTCGGCATGTTGGCGAACGTCGGCAATCAGGTTTGTCAGCGTTCGCGTACGTGCCATCTCAGGTCGCCGTCGTGTTCTTGAGGAACAGCGTCACGTAGAACGCCGCGCCGCTCGCGAGGTCGGTCGCCGTTGTTCCAGCCTTGTTCACGGCAACGAGCGTCTTCGCCGTAAGGACGTCGATGCCGCCTGTTTTCCAGCTCATGTTGCCGTCTACGTTGTTTGCGCAGACGACGGTGAGGTGCGCCGACTGCAGCGACGGATACCCATCGCCGAGCGTGATAGTCCACTCGCCGGTTGCCGTTTTCGCGGCGCTCGCACCGGGGATAGTGCACGCGGTGACCGCGCCGCTGCCCCCGATGGTAACGAGACCACCTAGAATAGTGGTCTCTTTCGTCGCAGACCGTACCGGATACGTATATCGGTTCGCCATTATCAGGCTCCGAAGTTCGTGATGCGGATGCCCCATGCCGGCGCGTACGTCAGGAACTGCACGTACGACCCGATGCGAACTTCGTACGCGTCCGCGTTCGATACGCGAAGGAACTCTTGCGAGTCGAAGTCGAGTATTTGCGGCGCTGCACCGGCCGATGCAAGCTCGCAAGTGTCCCACTGCATCATGTACGCAGTATTGCGCGGGCAGTTCATATCCGAGATAATCTTGATTCGCCCCGCGTCGCCATCGAGGGCGATGGTGTCGAATCCGATACCTGCTTCCGCGCTCTCGGTGCGCTCGTACGTCACCTTTGCGCCGATGGACTTGACCAAGTTCGCACGGTCGCGAGGATGCACGAACATCAGGTTGGGCACGCCGCCCTCGACGTAGACCCGTGCCGAAGCCTCAACGACAGCCTCTTCCATCGGTACGCCCGTCGCGTTGTAGACCTGGCCAGCGCAGCGGACGGGGTCCACGGTGCGGGTCAAACCGAACAACGTCGCCGGGGAGCTCCCACCGACGAACCACGCGTTCATCCCGGTGATAACAGCGTTGTTATCGCCGTGACGGCAGAGGTGGTCGCCGTCGACAAGAGCAGCGATGGACGACGTCCAGTTGCCAGAGATGGTCAGCGTACCAGCAGCGCGGTCAATCGCAGTGAGCGTCGCCGTTGCGCCCGAGGAACGCAGCGTTCCGCCGTCGCCGTTGGTCGCCTGCACCTTCATACCGACCGCGAAATTCGTGACGTCGGTCAGCGTGCCGAGCGTCACTGTCGCGGTGCCTGTACCCGACGCAGCGACGCCGCGCGAGCCAGTGCCGTTGCGGAAGATGTGAATCGCCAGCGACCGCATCGCGGTGTGCATGGCGCTCTTCATCTCGTTTTCCCAGAGATTGAACAGCGCGCCTTTGTCCTTCTTTGCGGCGCGAAGTGCCTGTCCAGACACACGCGCGACCGAGAAATCCTCGACGCGCGTGACAGTAAACTTGCGGTACGCACTCTGCGTCACGTTCGTTTGCGCCGTCGCGAAGTCGGCCGACGCGCCTTGCGTCGATTCAGTCATAATCGCTACGGTCTTAGACTCGCCTTCAAAGGCGGTGTCCTTTTTGACCATCGCGAGAGCGGGGTAGTTGTTGTAAAGCTCTTTCTCGGGCTCCCCTTTCGGGTAGAGCACCTTCAAAATCGCCGATGAACCGGCAATTGTTGCAGTCATAACGAGACCTCACGTGCATCGAATCGGCTGTTGTCATGCCGTCTTCTCCGCGCGCTTCGCCTCGTAGGACCGCTCCGCTTCCTCTGCCGCTTTGATAGCCGCGCGACGCTTTTGGTCCGCAGTCATCTTCTCAAAGGGTATCGGCGCAGTAGCTTTCCGCGAGGCATCTGCAGCACTGAGAGTGCGGCTGCCTGTCGCCGTTGCACCTGAGGTGGCGTTACCTGCTCGTCGCTCTACCTGAGGAGCGCCGTTGATTCTTGCATAGCGCTTCTCTAGCCACTCGGCAATTTCTTCGCGCGTAGGGTCGCGTTTTAGATCCGATACCAGCTTAGATTGTGCGCGGTATGCGACTTCGATGAGCTCTTGCGGGTCATCCGCGTAGAGCGTTTTCAGCGTCGGATAGGCGTCGCTAAGCGCCGTCGCCATGAAAGTACGATGCGACTCCTGCATTGCAGCTTGCTGCGCAGCCTGTTGCTGGCGTTGCAGATACTCGCTGAACTGCCGCTCTTGCGCTTCGAGCTTGGCGTGCAGCCGCCGGATAGCCGCGTCGGGCGTACCTTCCTCGACGACTTCGCGAGTCAGCTCGTCATACTTCACACCGAGGTCGGCGAGCGCCTTAGAAGGCTCCTTATCGAGCCGCTTCAGCGCGTCGAGCTTCGGGGCGTACGCGTCGCGCTCGCGTAGGAATTCCGCTCGCTGGCGCTCAAACTCTTGCCGCTCCGCACGCAAGGCATCAGCCTCGCGTTGCGCAGCTCGCGCATCCTCGCGTGCACGTATCTCCGCTTGGAGCTTTGACGGCGCAGCCTGCGGAGCGGGAGATGCCTCGACTGCCTCCACCTCACCACTATCGCCTTCGTCACCCGACTCCGCCGGCGCAAACTCAGCTTCCGCCGCGATAGCTGCCGCAATAGCAGCTTCGCGGACAGAGGTGGTAGGCGCAGCTGTCCCCGTCGTCTCGGTCGTTTCTACGGTCATCCGTGGCTCCTAGTCAGGGTGTTACGCAGCCATGCCCGGCATACCGGGCGGCATCATCGGCGGCATCTGCGGCGCAGCGGGCGGCGCTGCATCTTGCGGCTTGCTTCGCTCCATCAAGTCGTGCGCCGACTGCAGATAGCGACGCAGCAGCTCTAGCCGCGACTCGGGAACGCCGCGGACGCGAGCTAGATTATAAGCGCGCCCACCTCGCTCGATAATCAGCTGCAGCTTGTCGAACGGCTCCGCGCTAATCGGCTCGCCTTTGAACAAGATGTAGTCAACGTTCATGTCGATAACGTCAACATCGGCTGTATCAAGCTCGTTTTCCGCTTCGAGGTCTGGCATCTCAAACAAGCGCTTGAACTGGTCGACGGTTATCGCGCCAGCATTGAACATATCCTGCAGCTGCTGAAAACGCGCCGCCGGCTGCTTTGACAGCATCGAGATGGGGAATACCTCAATCACGTACTTGTCGCGCGCCATGTCGACGTCAGCCCAGCTCACAACTTCCATGTCCGCTTTATTCGACACGCGGACGCAGTACTCGTTGTCGTCGGTGTGAATCTCGCGAGCCGTTTCCACCATGTTCTCAGCAAGAACGATGCAGAATTCCTCGAAGCGTCGGTGCAGCACGAGGAATCGCTCCGACTCGATATCGTCCAGCGTATTCATCGCGACGGCGGCGGTAACGCCCGGCGCTTTCTGCGCGTTCGCGCTCATCTGCGAGATACCCGAGTGCGCAAGCATGTCGCGAGGCAAGTCACGCGAGTACTGGTACAGGTCGGGCGCAATCACTGGCGCCGCTACAGGCACCGGTTGCTTGCCGTTGTACGTGATAAACGTGCCGTCCTCGTTCGTCACGGACGTAGGATTGACGCTACCCGTCTCGGCCATGAAGCGCGCGACACTCATCAGCCGAATCGTGTTTTGCATCTTCGCGGTAATGAACTCGAACTCACGCTGAGCGGGTGCAAGCTCCTTCACCAGCGAGCGGCCCCAGAAGCCGTGTAGCGTCGCGTTGCGCGATAGGAACGCGAACGGGAAATCTTCGCGATTCCAAGCACATGAGTCGAGCGTCGCATTCCCGATGCAGACGATTTTGTGCCCATCGTGCTTGCGCATCTCGCCACTACGGTCCGTCGTTGGACCCGAAGGCAAGTGCCAAGCTTCGACCACGCAAACGAGGTCGCCGCTATGCTCACGACCAAAGAAGTCGTCTTCATCGGTCGCGTCGGGCGCGTTCTCAATAGCGTCGGCATGCTCGGGGAACATTTCCGCGAGCACGAGACGGTCATAGAACGAGCGGTGATAGATGCAGCGAGGCATGCCGTAGCGCGCTTCGCTGTCATCCACAAACAGCTCGAAGGGCAACACACGGTCGCATTCGACTTTCCCGAATCGCTCATAGACCTTGGCGATACCGGTGCCGTAAACGAGCGCATCGAGCACGATGCTCTGCATCTTTGGCCATACCTTCGCCTCAGCGAACTGGCCTTCGACGAACTTACCCAGCTTTTTTGCCCGCGTACGCTCGCTCCATGTGCCGCCCTCTGTCTTGAACATAGGCAACGGGCGATTCTTGATAATCTTTGCCTGCAGTGTGTCGACGGCATTCGCTAGCGCGTTGTGCGTCAACACATAGTCATCATCTTTGATATCGACGGCAGCCCAACCGACTGCAGTCTGGTCTACACCGTACAGCTCCGCGTATCTCTTATACGCCGTGCGCCGCACCGACTGGCGTTGCGCCATGTCGCGGACCAGGCCGAACACGACAGAATGCGGCTCATCGGACAGCCACCATCGAGCGTCGCGCGCTCGCTCACGGTGTTTCGCCATTGTGCCCAATAGTGCCACGCGGCACATACTGAAGCAATGCTGGCGCGGTACATTGTGCCATTATACCGCGCACTTAGATCGCACTATCACTTACGTTGTGGTGCTTTGCCGTGGTCCCATCGACGCCACTTGCGCCACCACTGCGACGGGTCAGCCTCGCGCGGGTCAAACCAGGCATGAGACGCGATTGCCGCTGCAGCGTCCTCGATGGTCCAATGCCACGGCTTGCTAAAGCGCACCATGCACCTAGCACCATGGCACTCGCCCCACACGTCGAGGTGCGCGGTGCCCTCATCTTCGATACCGTACGCCGTGAGCATCTTCTTGCAGATGGCACATATGGGCCAGATAGCCTCAGCGCTAGGTGTGTCACTTGGTGCCGAATCGATGTAGCTCATTTAGTTCGGCCCCCATCGCTCTCGTGTTCATTGACACTGATAACGCCTAGCTCGACTAGTTCGTTAAGTTCGTCCGTTGTGGCGTCGTCGAGCAGCTCTAGCAATCGCTGGTTCTTCATAGGTTCCTCCACTTGTCTTTCGGTCTAGCCTTGCCGAGTGCGTACGCGCGCATGCGCTCCACTTCCGCGTCGACGCCCGTCTTAGGCGCGTCCGCTACATCGTCTAGATACCTGGACAGCGCGAGCAGCACCGCTGGCGCATAGTCGCAGTGTCGCCCGTCGCTTGTTCGCGGTAGGTGGATAGTGACACCGGTTTGCGTCACGCGCTTCTTCAAGCGTTGCATATCGGTGAGCAGCGTCGCATCAGGCGGATACTCAACGACGCCCTCCGCAGTTCGAGTGCGCAGTGCCATGTAGCGCTCCGTCTTCTCACGGTCTGTCATCGTCGTCTGTATCAGCGTCAGCCCGAACTCACGCCCAATGTCCCGAAGCGCGTCGCCGCTCCATTGGTCACTCTCCACGACGCTTACGCCGTATGGCCGTAGTAGCGCCGCTATCTCGCCCATGACTGCGCGCGGCGAGAGCGGCGCGAGTCGCGAGCCTACCCACTGCCGAGCAAGCACGATGCGGCGCTTCGAGCCTTCACGAGTGACCAGAACGAGCGTCCAGCCATTCCCACGCGTTGCAGGGTCGATAGCAGCGCGATACTCCGCACGCTCCACCGGAGCCAGCTCCAGCGGTAGCTCGCGCGTAGCTCGCGACAGCTCCGTCTGCGTAAACAGCGATTCCTCCGGCGTCGCAAAATCAGCGGCGCAGTCAGTCACCCACACATCAGGGTCAGCGGCTTTTAGCTCCTCGCACCGCTTCTCTGTCCACCACACGGGATTCATGGCCCACGCAGGCGCCTTGACCGCAATGAACCTAGCCGACGGCTTACCAAAGTACTCCGAGTGCAGGTCGTAGACAGGGCCAAACGGCGCCCACGGCGAGCCGATGAGCATTACCTGCGCGCCGGGTAGCAGTCGCGCGATAATCGCATTGCGAGCGTCGGTGAGGTTCACCACGCCTTCGTCTGCACCGACCATGCGCGGAGCTTCATCGAAAATACAGCCCGCACTCCAGCGCGCAACAAGCGAAGCACCTGCACGAGAGCCGGCAACGACCTTTATCTCGACGGGTCGCCCTGTAGGGTGCCGCAGCGTAATCGTATCGACGGTCGGCTCACCGATGACAATCGAGCGAAGCACCGGCTTAGCCAAGCAATTGCCGACGAGGTGACCGAATATTACGCGAGCTAAGTCAAGTGTCAGCGACACGACCGACACACGCGGTACCTCGCCATGACCTAGCCGCGAGACGTCGCACGTCATCGCCATTCGCACCGCTGCAGCCGCCGCCATAAGCGATTTCGCCGTGCGGATACCCGACAGCACCATAAGCTCCGCAGGTCTCGCGAGCGTATCGAGCTCATCTACCCCCAGCGCTGCCCGGACATCACCGATTCCCGCCAGCTCTCCCAGCTCCCGCCCGTCAGCGACACGGCAAATCGCACGCTGCAGCGGCGACGCGGAAATAAGGCCGAAGCCTTGCTCGCTGGTGAGTAGCTCCTCAAGCGAGGACAATACGGCGCGACGGCGTAATTCGAGCAACGCGCCCGCCGCATCGAGCACGCTAGCGCCGCTTCGCGATGGGAGCCGCTACCACTACGCGCGGTACGCTGTCCGCTCGCTCGACCCACGCGACATTGGTCATCGGCACATGGAGCGTCACATCGGCCGTCTTGACTACAATCCATGCGCCGTCTTCCTCTATCGACACCGAAGGGCCACTCTGCGCAAAGCTGCGTTCATCGCCATTGATGGGCACAACATCGCGGAATTTCACGCGTCGTAGCCTCATGGCAACCCCCCAATGAGCGCACGCCCAATGCCCATACCGCGCATGCGCATAGGCACATAAGCGTAAACCACTTTGCCTGAATGGCCAGTAGCCCACCCTAATATGGTATCATGCGAACGCGGTGAGCATGCGATGATAATAGGCAATGACTCGACAATGCCCTCTATCGCTGCGCGGAAGCGTACGGTGCTAATGCCGCGAAGCATGCTGCGACCGCTACGCTCCCACGTGCTCAGTACGTACGCGCGGTCGCTCTCAGCATACGGGCGCAGCACGATTTCTGCGTCGCCCACGCGAATCGACGCGGCGGTGTTCACTTGCTGCCGGCTTTCTTCACCAGCGCCGCAAGCTCCTCATCGCTCACGTC